TCACGCTGTCCAGTGTTGTCATCTGCTGCTGCCTTGGCGGCAGCATAAGCATACATGTCTAGTCCCATTACATTACCTTTCTAATTGCAGCCATTGCTTCGGGAAAACGTTTCATGGTGTCAGTTGCACTGTCCAGCTCAAGCAAGGCAGCTTGTTCCAGCAAGCTGATGGCATAGGCCACATCCGCTGCGCCCACTGCCAACATCCATTCCTGGATTTCTTCAGGAGTTTTCAGGTTCATAACAATGTTCATGTCCGACACTTGGTACTGATTGAATCCCAATTGAGCAAAGTTGATTTTGCGATTGGTCATGTTATGCGTACTCCCCAACCTTGGTCAACATGTTGGCAGGCACTTTCCACAAGCCACTGACTGAACGGACTGTGACATACTTGATAGCGATCTTCATGACCACTCCGGTCACATTCTTTCCCAGTTTATTGCTGTCAAAGTTCACATTGTCGCCAACTGCAAGACTTCGCTTGGTTGACTGGCCCAGTTGCGCACGAGCAAATTTCACAGCGTCAATCATTGAACTGAGTTCTGTGTTGGTCCAAGTGCCACTGATGATAGCTGAGTTAATGTCTTGAATAGTCTTCATATCTTGCTCCGGTTTGTTGCTGTATGTGTGTATTATAGCATTTTGGTGAATATTGGGCAACCTATTTTGTCAACTCGTATGGTTGGTTCCAGGCGCCTACATTCACGTCAACGTACCAGCCCACATCAAAGTAGTCGGATTGGATGTCGCTGCGGTCATGATTGCCAACGTTCATTGCAGCAAAGATTTCTTTGAAAAAGCTCAAGGCCCGACCGTCAAAGTGTTCCTGGTACCAGTAGGGATTCACATCTAAAGACTTCACAGCAGGATTACCGTTGCGGAATCCGCCGGGCTGTGCTGCCACGGTGTTGTTGTAGTTGCCAATAAAGTCAATGGCACCACTCTTGATATTCAGCACAAAACTAGAATGATTGCGTACTGCAAGAGAACCCTTGACCTTGTACTTTTTCAGGATGGCCTTGATAGCCGGGGCTAGTTGTGCTTTGCGTTCTTGATTGAAGTATGCCATTCTGGGTTCCTTTTTGCTGTGTATGTGTGTATTATAGCATTTCGGTGAATATTGGTCAACCGATCACATGCTCCAAAAAGTTTCGCTTGATGGCGAGCAGAAGTAAGGTGTGTTCACGTCCTCTTGAAACTCTGCACCACTCATCAAGTTCTTGCGAGTGACCTGGCGTGGCTTGTAGGTCTGAGTGTTTACCACGTCCAACTCATCAACTGTGTAACCTGCTTTGCGGCAAACACGAGTTCGAGTAGCACAGGCCGAGCCAAACGTCTTGTAGGCACGGGTACGATTTGGGCCATCTGACACAATAAGTCCAGTAGCCTTGGCAATAATGTAGTAACTCATTTCGTATTCCTTGTTGCTGTGTATGTGTGTATTATAGCATTTCGGTGAATAATGGGCAACCGAAAAGTTCACAGTTTATTCGTGCTTTACGCCCAGTGCCTGCACGGTTTTCACACCGTCTGCGGTGAGGTAAAGTACACGATTGCGGGTAGCAGTGACAACAAATATCGCTCCCTCGGTGCCGTCGCCCCATGTGTCAAATCTCACAGCAGGGTCCTTGAGCAAGGTAGTTATGGCCATCTTGCGGGCACGTTCGCCTTCGTTGTAGGTGCCGTTGCATCCGCACATGCAGCCTGGTCGGCCTGCGTAGGAACGAATAGTTTGATTGACTGTAAGCATTGTGACTCCTATTTGCTGCGTATGTGTGTATTATAGCATTTCGGGCAATATTGGTCAACCGAATTATTCAATGGCCCGTCGCATGATTATTTCTTGGCGTGCAAAGGCATCTTGTTCCCAGGGCTGGTCTAAGTAGCGTGTTTTGCTGGTGTAGCGGCGCCCCATCCAGAGCTTGGCCTCACGGGGCAGATATTTCAACTGACCCTTGGCCAACTGACGCACATGCACCATTTCATGAGCCAGGGTTGTGGCCATGTTTATCAGTGAGCTTTTGCTCAGTCGGCTCGGCTGCTTGATCAAGACCAAGTAGCAGTCCGCCACGTCTATGTACATGGTTGCACCTTCCATGCCGTCTGGAACATCAGTGGTGATTTTTACCAACAAGGCTCGACGGCTGCGGCCTAGTCCCAACTGGCCAATCATGGAAGGCATAAGGCTGCTCAAAAACTCACGAGCTTTTGCAGGTCCTTCAAACGCATGTTCCATTCTGTGTCCTTTGTTGCTGTGTGTGTATTATAGCACTTCGGGCATTATTGGTCAACCAAAAGAAAACCCGCCGAAGCGGGTTTTTGTTGTACTGCGTTATACAGTGCGGAGTTTAGAAGTTGACTTCTAGACCAGCACCAAATTTCTGCACATTGGTTGCGGAATCTTCTTTGACATAACGTGCATGAACCAGAGTGTTCTTGCTGAGTGCATAAGATGCGCCAACATTGTAGGCCTTGACAGTGTCGTTCTCACCGTAGCCAGCAAGCAAAGTCACTGCACCCATAGCTTGATTAACACCAACTGATTTACCAGTAGTTGATACTCCAGATACTTTGTCTTCGGAATACATACCAAATACTTTTGTACCGGATGCCAGAGCTAGTCTAGCACCAACCACGCCTGAGTAGCTGTTGGTACCAGTGGTGTAGCGAGCAGCAGTTGCGCTCACAGCACCCAGGGTGTACTCAACACTGCTGGCTTGTGATTCTGTAGTGCCACCGGCAACTTCACTGTTGGCAATGGCATACATGGCAGTGAGTCCAGCAACAGGCTTGGCAGTCAAGAACACTGCATTTTGCAAACGTGAACCTTGCGCAGCATGGATAACTGCTGTGCTAGAACCAAAAGCATTGCCCATGGCGTCATAGTTGTCAAGTGTGCGAGCAATGGTGTGTTTGTCACGACCCAGGGCTACGGAACCCAACTTGTGAGACAAGCCAACAACAGCAGTGCGGTCACCTAGTGTGGTTGCAGCAGGAGCGTCGGCACCGTAGCCGGTTTCAAGCACAACGCCAGCAGTGATGCCGCCAGCAAGTGCTTCTGTGGCTTTGATACCAAAACGGCTGGAATCGTTTGTCAATGCGGTTACACCTTCGGCTGTGCCGGTCTTGGTGTTTTCTTGGTACACACGAGCTTTACCGTAAACGGTAGCGTCAGCTTGTGCTAGGGTTGTGGCCAATGCTAGGGCCATTACTAAAGCATATTTCTTCATTGATTTCTCCTTGTTTGAAGTAGTTTATAATAACAGGCTGGAACACGAATGTCAACTGTTATTGGTGTAGTATTTATGTGGGGCCAGCGCAGGGTGATTAATTCACAGGTAAAACCACTGGAATTGGCTCAACTTCTGCGTTGCTGGGCACTTGATTGGTGTTGTAGATGCCATTGGCATCCAGTTGTGCCTGGTTGCGGCCTTCACGCAGAACACCTACTATGGCCTGGCCACCTAGCACAGCAGTGTCAGCAAGATTGTCCAGGAACTCTGCTGCATCACCGTTGGCAGTCAACAATCCATACTGTGGCAGGTTCTGCACAAAGCCATACACACTGTTCTTGTCACCGCTTTGCAGATTGAAATAATCTATGCCGGCTTCGGTGGTGTAGCGAGCAGACAAATTCATCAGGTTGGCCATGTACACCCAGGCGGTATTCATTGTTGCTACCTCAGCAGGATGCACTGACCCTATACTTGCTATTTCTGTGTTGGCATCGGCAATGAGTGCTATCATGGCAGCATTGTTTGCTGCGCTCAACATGTCGATGTAGATTTGAGATAGATCATCAAGACCGGTGCCAAGCCCATCAATTGTGTCAGCTGCATCAGTAAGTCTGGTGGCAAAATCGTCTGCATCCAGAGCCAGTGCCAGAACATCATACGTGGTGATCACACCGCATGGGCCAGTACCGGTGGCCACGCTGCTGTTAAAGAAATCAGTTACGCTGGCATCCACAGGAGTTGATTGTTCTTGAATTAGTGGCAGATCTGCCATGGTGCTTAGTCCACCCAGGGTAGTAGGAGTCCAGTAGGCAGTGTTGTTGATGTCTGTTCCGGCTGGTACTTCAAAATTGGCTGGCGTACACCCTGGAGATTTAGCTCGGTAATACTTGGGTGGGCTTGTGCTGCTCGGACCTGGCACACTGACCACGTCATTGGCCAGGTATGTATCATCTGGGTTCCAGGGATTGTTCACAGCACCCAGCACAGCTTGAGCAAGATCAGGTAACGGAACATTTGGTATGTTGTTGATCTGTTGGAGACCCAGCTGAATTGCCTTGTTGGCCACAGCGTCTGCTGGTGGAATGATTTTGCCCAGTTCGTCACACCCGGTTGCAGCAGGCAAGTAAGAGTTAACAATGGGAGCGATAGTGGTGTTGACTGAACCGTTGGCGCTGAAGATTGGCACTGGACCATTGACTCCAGGTGCCTGTAGTGATGGATAGCTGAGTGGGAATGTTTTTACAGGATCCAACAACTGCTCAAGGCTGGTGATGTTGGGTGTGGTCACGTCTAGTATATCCAAGATCTGTACAAGTGCGTCACCAGAGATCATGGTGAATGCATTGTATGCCAGTCGTTGTGCTCGATCAAACTCGTTGTTGGATATGCCCGTGGGATTGAACACACCCACACGATTGTCAGTGATTAGGTTTTCAATGTCAGCAGCAGTCATGCCCATGGCCAGCATGACATTTTGCAGGGCCGGAACTGTCTGACCTTGTATTCCAGCTTGGGCGGAAATTTGTTGCAGCAGGCCCGCAGGGGTTCCGTATAGATCTAGTTTGGCTGTGTTGAATAACTCGCCTTGCTTGTCAAGGTCCACACCAAATGACTCAAGGTCTGTGCTGACGCTGGAGATGCCTCCGGTGACCAGATTGTCCATGTTGGTGAATGTAGGACCCAGATACTGATTGGCGTTCACTGACGAATTGATGTAGTTGTTGGTGGAAGCAATGTAGCTTTGCACTGCCATGAAGCCTTGTGAAAACCGGCCCAGGTCACCGTTGCCCAGATATGCTGCGCAGGTTTGTTCGATCAAGTTTGAAAAACCCGACGGGTCCAGGGTTGATCCATCTACGGCGGCCAGGTAGTTCACAAGATATTCTGTATTTAGATAAGTGTAGGTCCCCAAGGGACTTGCTGGTATGCTGTTGCCCAGGGCAGGACACACCGTGTTGCCAATACTCAGTAAACTGTTTAGTGTGGCGGCTGTGGCAAATGTCTGTGACTTGTACAAACTCACTGCTGCTGCCAGATTGCTGATCAAGGTAGTGGCGTTGAATGTTTGTATAGCAGTGGCCAGAGCAGGAGGAAACGGTTTTAGTCCTTGATTTTGCAACAAGGATGCGGTTGCTGTCAACTGCAATGGTGTGGTGATACTGGGCATTATGCAGCTATTCTAACATCAGGACTGCCGCCGGCTCGGGCGTGACCACATGTGTCCGAACTGCCGGTGTACACAATGGGTATACCGCCAGCTCGCACTGTTCTTGATCCGTTTGTGGTGGTTGCACTACAGTGAATAGGAGGGCAGCCTTTAGCGCCGCAGCAGGGATGTGGGGTCACAGGATTGCCAACCACAATCACATTACGCCCATTTACCCGTACAGATGCAATACCAATTTGGGCAATGCCCCCGGCAGTGTTTGCATCGCCTACTCTCTGTATTGCTGGCATGTTATCCTAGTATAAGTTTCTTTTCTGGCACCTTGATGCCTGTAAGTGCTTCAATGTACTTCATTTTGACTGCATCATCTGTCAATGCATAAATCACAACGTTGTTGATATTTAGCATGACTTTTTCGTCAGCATCTGCGGTAAACATGCTGGGCACTAGTCCCAGGCCTTGTGGTCCAGGTGCTACACTGACTGGCGAGCTGATTTCCAGCCAGTCTCCGTCGGCCCGTGCTAGTTTGGCAATGAGTTCTTCGCCCGAGTTCAATTTAAAAGTTACTGTGCTGCCTACGAGATGTTTCATTCTGTCAATTTCTTTCTAAGTTCTGTAAATCCGCCCACAAGTTCTTGATCCAGGAAAATCTGTGGTAATGTTCGAGCATTTGGTACTGCTTCTAGTAGTTGTTCACGTGTCCAGTCCTGGCTCACGTTGCGTTCTTCAAATTCAATATTGCGAGACTTCAGCAATGCCTTGGCTTGGTCGCAATAGGGGCACTGGTCTTTGGACCATACAATTGCTTTCATTTGTTTCCTTATAATTCTGGTAGTGCATCGTAGTCCAGCTGATCGCTCATGACTCCGATAACATAGTTAGTGCTTTCAGACTCTTGCAGTGCAGTTTGTTTGTTTGATGTGTTCACATGCTTGTTGAACCAAGGAATAGGTGTTGATCGAGGTGCAGGTTCCTGATACTTGATACCAATTTCCTTGAGTGCGCCCACGGCTGTGTAGTCCACAAAGTCTTTGAGAATGTTGGCATTGAGTCCAATCACAGGTCCCTTGTTGAACAAGTAGTCTGCCCAGCCCTTTTCTTCACGGATCACGTCCAGGTACAAATCATACACTTCAGCCTCGCATTCTATCTTGGCGGCTGCAAAGCGTGGATCTTCTTTGATGACCTGATTGATCATGTAAGCCGTCCATTCCTTGTGCAAGATTTCGTCTTGTAGAATTAGACTGATAATATTGCCATTGCCCATGAAGATCTTGTTCTCTACCATGGCCAGGCTGGTGGCAAATGATACCATAAACCTGAATGCTTCCAGCGCATAGCTGGCATGCAAAGCCATGTAGATTGCTCTCACATGTTCTACTTCTTCCACAGGTTGGCCTAGTTCTTTGGCACAGTTGATTCTGTGCAGGTCATCGTAATACTTGCCAACACTTGACGCCATGTCAATGATCTGTTGTGTGTCGTGGATGGTATTGAATACATCTTTTGGCACATTGTAGATGTTACGAATGATGTGACTGTAGCTCTTTGAATGAATGTTGGTTTCAAAGAATGTCCAGTTGTAGATTAGAGCTTCTAGTTCTGGCAATGATACCACGGGCATGAAGATCTGACTGGGTCCACGACCTTGCAAACTATCCAATGCTGTTTGGCGTAGTAAGTTACTAGTGAAGATGTGTTTGACTGTTTCGCTAGCATCCTTGAAGTCGTTTGAGTCTTTGGTCAAGCTGACTTCTTCTGGTTGCCAAAAAAAGCCCCGCGCTGTGGCTTCATAGTCTGCAATCTTTTTGTATTTGACTTCTTCAAAGCGTTGGATTGTGACAGGACCAGCAGGATCCAGGAACATCTTGCGATTGAGATAGTCTGTTCGTGTTGCTAGGTTGTATTGTTGTTTTGACATTTTTTATATTTCTATTTGGTTAAAGTTTACAAGATTCGCAATCTTCTTGATCATCAAAGTCAATCACTTCTAGTGGAGCATCTTCTGTGACATTCTTGCTGCCTGTTTTGTTGATCAGGCTGTAGTAAAAAGTTTTCAGACCCCAGTGGTGTGACTGCATCAAGTTACGGGCAATCAGGGTGGTTGGCACCTTGCGGTCTGCAAAGTGTGCAGGATTGTAGAATGTGTTGGTGCTGATTGACTGGTCCACATAGGCAGCAATAACCGCCGCTGTCTTCAAGTAACCATCACAGTCTTTTTGTTCCCACATCAGTTGATATTTGTTTTTAAGTTTGTGATATTCAGGAACCACCTGTGTCAAGCTGCCGGCTTTGGATTCTTTCACACTGATCAGGCTCATGGGCATTTCAATGCCGTTGGTTGAGTTGATCACAACTGAGCTGGATTCCACAGGAGCCACTGCCATTTGTGTGGCATTGCGTACCCCATGCATTTTCATTTCTGAGCGCAGAGCTTCCCATGGCAGCTCTGGAGCAAAGTCTGCAAGTTCATTCACACCTTGAGCACGTAGTTCCCAGGGGAATGTTCCTTGGCCGTAGCGTGTGTGGTCCGAACCTAGACACTTGCCGCGTTCTTTAGCCAGTTCCACGCTGGCTTCGGTCAAGTAAAATGCCTGATGTTCCATCCAGGATTTTACATCTTGCAGTGCATCCTTTTCACCATATTGTAATCCACGCTTGGCATGCCAGTAGGCCAGATTGGTGATACCGATGCCTAAGGGGCGAATTTCATCGTTGCTTAGTTTGGATTGTATACTTAGAAAATCTTGATAATCAAGTATATTGTTAAGGCTACGGTGTAGAATACGGCAAGCACGGCGCATATCTTCGGGATTCCTGAAAGCTCCCCAGTTGATTGAGCCAAGTGTGCAAAGCGCAATACGTCCCTCCGCATCGTCAAGTCTTTTGAATGATTTTGTTGGTAAAAGTATTTCACAGCATAGGTTACTCTGGTAGATGGTATGATACTCAGGATCAAATGGACCCTGCTTCATCACATTGTCAATGAACACCAGATAGATACGTCCGGTGTCAGTGCGCTCTTTCAAGATGCCGCCCTTGAACACTTCTTCTGCGCTCATGGTCTTCTTGCGAAGGTCCTTGCGCTTTTCGTATTTGACATACAGTTCTTCAAACAGTTCTGTATTACTATAGAATGCTTCATACAAGTCTGGTACTTCGTTGGGATCAAAGAATGTGATGTTTTCTTTGTTCTTGAATCGTCTCCAGAAGAAAGCGGATAGGACCACACCATAGTCCATGTGTCGTACCCGAGTTTCTTCTGTGCCTTGATTGTTCTTGAGCACAATGAGATCATCAAACTGATGATGCCAGATAGGATAGAACACTGTGGCTGACGCATTGCGGATACCACCTTGTGAACACGAACGCAAGTCTCCAAACCACTTCTTTAAAAAAGGAATCATACCTGTGTGCATGATCTCACCACCACGGATGGGTGAACCTAAGGGACGTAGGCGACCAATCTCCAACCCAATGCCAGCACGTTTGCTAGCATACTTGGCCATCATTTCGCCCGAAGCAAATATACTATCGAGGTCGTCATCGCTGCGTATAAGGACGCAACTCGAAAATTGTTTAGTAGGAGTCCCCAACCCAGCCAGAACAGGAGTAGCAAGAGTAAAAAGACCATCACTCGCTGCATTGTAATATTCTTTGATATAGCGCATTCTCGCCGAGTTCGGTTCTTCTGAGTGAAATACAGTAGCGGCCGCGACCATGTATCTAATTTGTGGAGTTTCATAAGTTTGTCCTGTTGAACGATTTTTTACCAGGTACTTTTCAATCAGCTGCTCAATGGCTGCATAGCTGTATTGTTCGTCCTTGGCATGATCCAGCATGTCATTCATGCGGTTCCAGTCATCTTCTGTATACCACTCCAGTAGCTCGGGTGTGTACAAGCCTGTGGCCACATTGGTCTTTACAATGTCATACAGGTGAGGAGGCGTATAGGTACCATAAACATCTTTTCTCAACATTGACAATCGCTGCTTGCCTGCCACAAACTGATAGTTGGTGTGCCCAACTCCAGGATTTGATTCCACGTCAATCAAGTCAACAATGGCTCTGAGTGTGATACCATCAATTTCTCTAGTGGTAATACCATCATAAAAATGCAATTGTGCCTTGATTTCTACCATGCTCTGACTAACATCAGCAATGCCTTGGCATACTTTTGCAATCTGTGTCTGCCATTTTTCCAACGCCAGCGGCTCGCGAAGGCCATTGCGCTTTTGTACTGTGATTGTTTTCATTATTATTTAATTTGTTGTTTTATTTCTTGCTGATCGACACTGTGATGAACCTTGTAAGGTCTCGGATTGATATTTAACACTTGTTCGGGGTCCCAATTAAGTATATATTTCTTTTTGTCTACCAGGACTAAATTGTCGCTTCCGGTGTCTATCAACTGGAAATCCTGCAGGTCTGCGCGATCTAGCATAGCTATAGTATACACTATTCCCAGCCCGCGAGCAAGGCCGCAGTACATGTTGTCGCTCAATAATTGCCAGGGATCTGGCCAAGTGGGTTGATCATCCCAGTGCAAATGATAAGCACGCCACGGGGAACAAAACCACCAGGCGTTGATCAGACGCAGAGCCGATTCAGAATCGGCTTCAGCAGCTTGAGCTCGAAGTTGTGACCAACTGTCAAGCCGTTGGGCAAAGGTGGAAGGCCACATCAACCGAGATTGGTTATTGAATAATTGATTGTGCCTGAAACTGTGTTGGTTGAGGAATAGGAAACCAGCACATTGGCGCCGTCGGCAGCAGCAGTCAATGTGACTCCTGTAGCACCGTTTTCTATGAAGTTGTCAGTGTATGTGAATCCCGTGCCCAGTGCTGCCTGTCCCTTGACCGCTGACAGTGTGCCTGATCGTCGATACACATCACGAACGATGGTATAGTCCATTTTAAAACTGCTGATATATGTTCCGCTGATGTAGGCTAGGTTGGCTGAAGAATTATTGGCAATTATGTCCTGTATGCCTGCGGTGCGCTGATATGTGCCCACTGCTATCTGATTGGCCACGGTAAGATCCGCCACATTGCTTTCATAGAACACAATGTTACTGACATTCATGCCCAGGGCAATGCCATTGAGATTGTTCAGTTTGATTCTTGGGCGCAGGCCATCAGCATACTGAGTGGTTCTTTCAAACATGTCGCCTATGCTGACATTGTTGTTGCCATTGATATCAATCACAGGAGTAACTGGAGAAGTGGTTCCTTGGAACCAGTTGCCCACATCATAAAAGGTGTTGTAGGCGCTGGCATTGAGGCCAACATTCACAATACTGATGCCTTCGGCGTACACATTGTCAAAGGTGTTTTGCACAATTCTCATGCCAGTTGGTCCCACAGCAGGTGCTGTTACATTGCCAAGGTACACACCCTGGTACAGGGTATCAAATGTGCTGTTGCTGATAGTGCAGCCTTCGATCTGCTCATCTGTGTTGGTGCCCCAGACCATGCCAGAGAATTGACAGTTGTTCCAGACCACATGTTTGCAAATGTAGCTTCCGGTGCTGTTCCAGACCACGCAGCTGGTGGCTTCAGTGGCAGTTTGCAGTGTAGTAGTTGTGCCAGGTCCAGCAACGGACACACTGTCAAACACACAATTGTCTGCGGCCTCAATCAAGATACCATTCTGTGCAGCTTGGTTTGTTACAAATCTCATGCCCGACACTTCGACTGACCCTGGCGGCAAAGCACTATTGATACCAATGTTTCCGCCAAATTGTTGTAGACTGTCTGTGGTTCTGGCCATGTAGGCCGGCAATGATTCTACAAGCCAGTATGTAGCATCGCCAATAGCTACGCCAATGTCCACCTTGGCCAGGCTTCTGTAGTAGGCTGTAGTGCCAGCGTCATATACCAGTACACCCGATGCATAAGCAATTGTGTTGGTCCAGGTCTGCACCTGGAAGCTGATAACAGTTGACTCTGCACCTTCACCGTACAATTTGCAGAAAGGTGGAATCAACAAGGTGTCTGTGATAATGTATGTGCCAGCAGGAAAAAATATGCTGCGGCGAATTTGCGGGTTTACTTCACGGCAAAATATTTGAAAAAGTGCGCGATTGATATCTGCTGTGACATCTGTGGTTCCGTCACCTGTGGCACCAAAGTCAGTGATCACTGCATAACTATCCAGTCTCGACTGCAGACTTTGACTCTCAGGTGTTCCGGTGGTTGCACCAGTTTGCACAGCATATCCTGCTGCGTTGCCTGCATATGTGTATTCAGTAGCATAGCTGAGAATATCACTAAATTCAGTTAGTACTTCGGTGTTGCCAATAACCGGGGCACCTTCGGCAATTGTGCCGTTGCCAATGTAGAGTTTACGATCATCAATTGCCCACCCTAGTTCAGCAGCGGCCAGCGGCTGTGGTAGGTCAGTTGCAAGACCTTTTCTTTGAGTTATTCTGGAGATTTGTACAATT